CATCGGCGGTCGTGGCGACGGCTGGTTGACCTTGGCCTTGCGCTTGGGCCAGTAAGGTGTCAGCGGCGTCCAGTTGGGCTTGGATGCGGGAGGGCAGATTACTCATGATGCGTTTCCTGGGTCGTGAGACCTGTCAGGTGGTTGGGCCGCTTGCGCGGGAAAGTGGTGGGGTCACCGACGAGCTTTGGCCGCGTCGTCCAAGTTCTTGATGAGGGTCTGCAAGCACCGGGCATGGCCTTGGGCCACTCGGAACTGCTCCCCATCCGTCACCTGGATCAGGAACTGCGACTTCTGCTCAAGTTCGGCCACGAGGTACTCCCTGAACTTCGGCTGGTTGCGAGCAACCGACTCGAAAACCTGGAGCTGCTCTGCGGTCAACATTCGGATTTTCCCCTTTTGAAAATAATCTAACACGTTAGCTTGTTAGGTGTCAAACTTTAATCGTATGTGGGGTACGCTGACAGGTCCAGAGTTCCGAATGTGTAGGTTCCTTGCACTCCGTATGTGGTGGAAAGGGCCTGCATGGTCGCGTCGATCCAGGTGCGTCGCTCCGTGTAGCACGGGCCACTGCGTGGGGTCCAGTACGACGTGACGAGCGCGGGCGTGAAGGACTGCGAGTTCGGGCCGCTTGGCACCAGGAAAAACCCAGGACTGCCGCTGTCGCCTGGGTACGGATTGTTGAAAAAGGCGTGCAACGCGTCCGTAGGGAACAGTATCATGCCCGCACCTATGCCCTCGCCTGGCGGTACGGTTGGTCCGCTTTTTATCGCGGAGTCCATCAGTGCCAGCCAATCGACACGCAACTTCGGGGAGTTGGATGCGATCGGGTTGTTCTTGTGAGGTGGCGTGTCGGGTGAGGGGTCGATACCTGTGTTGTACGTGCGGAAGACCAGGGGCACACAGCCCACACCGCCGTAGGCACCCAGTGTCTCGCTGGTCAGAGCTGGGATGTAGCGTCGCCAGTCGGCGGGCAGTGTCTTGTAGTAGGCGCAGTCGGTCACATCCGCGTCGAAAACCACGACTCGCAGGTCATCACTGGTTGCGCTGTCCACTTCGCCGAGTACGTTGACCGTCTGGTACGAGCCGTCTCGGCGTCGGAACACAACCTCCTGTCCTGTGTATGCACCGATGTGCTTATTGCAGACCGCGTGTCGCGGCGAGACCAGCATAACGGGGTAGAAGGCCAGGCCACTGCCGTTGGTGGACGTCACCGACACGCCGCTCCAGTCCATGTCCGCCAGGGCGCAGTTCGGGTTGGGCGTGACGCTTGGGGCCTCTACGGCGTAGCTGCCCCCATCGAGAAACAGGCACTGCGTGTCTGCGCCGGGTTGTCGTGTCTGGAACCGGCTACGGACCAGGCGCGTCGATGACGCAGCCAGGCTGTTGTAGTCGTAGAGGCCAGGCTGCGACGCACCCCTATAGGTGCTGCTAGTTGCCACGTCGCTGGAGCCGCGTCGGCGGTAGAAGTTGTTTCCGAACTCGAAGTAAAAGCGGTTGTTGTTGCCCCTGTAGACCTCCCGAACGTCGTTTCCAACCACGCGCCAGCGGTCGGAATCAACCAGCTTCAGGTAAGCGCCCTTGGTGTTGCCGGAGAACGTGAAGGCCCCGTCCGAGACTGTCTGGGCGGGGGTGCTGGGGTACACGACACAGCCCGGCACGTACACAGGCGGATCAGCGCTGTAGGGCACTGAGCGTACCACCGACGTGAAGGAAACCTGGATGTCGTCCGCTTCTGTGGCGCCCTTGAGCGTTGCGCCTGCGCTGTATACGATTCGTGCCATAAATTACACCGAGATGCCCAGTTCGTTGATGGTCACATAGCCCGCCCACTGGATGGTTTTGAGGTCAACACCCTGAACGATGATCGAAAAGATCCCCGCAGAGGCAAGTGAGTAGGCGTCGGCACCTGTCAGGCCGCTGATGATGTCCGGTGTGGGGGTAGTCTCCGACGCGGCGATCTGCGCGGTCGAGCTACCGGAGCGGCGGACCACAGCTCGGCGAACGAAGCGTGCGTAGTTGTTCGTGCCAATCTCTCGGGCGAGCACCGTGAACTCGATGTCGTAGAAACCGTCACGTGCCAGGTTGATCGAGTTGGCAGCGCCGTCTCGGCTGGCGCCGCCGTCGGTGGTCATGGACTCTGACTCCGTGCCCACGGTGCGCAGCGTCACTGCGGCGCGCCGTGTTTGGACATTCGGTGTGCCACTGCCAAAAACAACCTCGGACTCGTTCTGCGCGGCGGCGTTATGGCCCACAGCAACAGCCTTCGCTGCCTTGGCCGTGGTCGATCCGTTCAGGCCCAGCGTCAAGCTGTCGGCACCCACAGCGTTCACGCGACCGAGCGGTCGAATCTCGACGGCCTGGCCAGGGACACCGTCGAAGATGACCAGAGACTTGGTATCGGTGGCGACGCCAACCTCGCCCGCTGAACCCGCCAGGGCCATCAGGGTGGCGAGAACCCCTGTTCGGTGCACGATGTTGGCCTGCACATCACCCTGCGCGTTCACGGGCAACAGGCCGAACTGCTGGCCTTCGATGGTGACAACCGCTACGCCGTTCACGAGGGTCGCACCCCCGATGCCGCCGCCGCCTAGTAGCTCGGCCAGCTCGCGGGCGTTGGTCGAGCTGAAGCCCGCTTCGACGAGGGCGTCAATGAGATCGTTGAGGGCAGACATGGTGGTCCTTTACTGAGGCTGGAAGGTGTCGGTGGCTGGAGCGCCGTTCATGAGCTGGCGCTTCTGGGGTGGTTGGGCCTGCTGGCCCTGCTGGCCCTGCTGGGCCTGCTCCGGGGGCACTCCCTGCGCCGCTTGCATTTGGGCCTGCATTTGAGCCTGCATTTGAGCCTGCATTTGAGCCTGGGCGGCTCGCAGCTTGATCGTGCTGGCAGCGGGGATGATGTCCTCGGTGTTCATGTCAAGCGTCTTGGCCGCTTCGCGCAGCAGGGCCGCACGTCCGTCCAGGCCGATGATCTGCATGTCGATGGGGTTGGCCGTCGCCATGAGGAACTCGTTGCGGCGCACCTGAGCGGTGTCCTTGGTGACCAGCGACATGGCGCCGCGTGCAATGATCTGGAGGTCGCCCTTGATGTCGGCGTCCGGGATGTAGCGCATGGCGAACTCGTAGGCGCTGCGGATGGCCGGGGCGATCACGTTCATGTCGATGGAGGCCAGCGACTTCTTCACGGTCTTGCCCGCGTTGCCGATCATCATGGACATGCCCGAGGCCGTGCGCCCTGCCCCGCCCGCAATGCCGTCGCCGGTCATGTAGCGTGGGATGCCGGAGACCTCGTCGGCCAGTGCCGAGAACTTCTCGAACACGCCCATCAGCTCGGCGGCGTTGGAGGTGGGCTGGAAGAAACCCATCGGGGGCTGTGTGGCGCCCATCGGATCGCTCAGGGTCTGCCAGATTTTCCAGGGGAACATCGTGGTGATGTCCTGGCCGTTGGGCAGACGGTCGTTGTTGACCCAGACCTGGGGGCCAGATGCGATGCCCACGTTGTTCGCCAGGGCGCGGGCCGTGGCGTTGCACATATCCTCGCAGTCGCGCACGGTGTCGTACAGCGAGGTGCCCCAGAACGCGCCGGGGATGCGCTCGAAACTGTCGCCGTAGTACGGGCGCCGGGCCAGCGGGTCGGTGTTGATGACCGCCTTGATGACCCAGGAGCCCACCAGCCAGGCTTCCACGGAGTAGACCTTGGACTCGTCGGGCACCTCTTGCTCGCTCATGCCCCACTCGCGCAGCACCTTGCCGGGAACCTCCCCCCAATACTGGAGGGCGTCGATCAGGTCGCTGTCGGAGTGGGCCGACGACACGTCGCGCCCCTCGGCGTGGGCACGCTCCATGTCCACCGACAGCCACTCATGCAGGCCACCCGTGGAGTGGGCGTCGAGCACCTGGCGGATGGCGTCGTCGCTGTAGCCGTCCACGCCAATGAGGTCGGACAGGGCCGAGGGCGAGAGGCGGTGACGCTCGATCAGGTAGCCATCACTGACGTTACGCGACCAGGACGCGGGGTAGATCATGAACGGGTCAACACGCTCCCAGTGGGGCTTGTTTTCCTCGGCTGCCTCGGGCTCGCTGGTGCCGTCGGCCTGGGGCACCCACTTGAGCACCCCCGTGCGACGCACGATTGGCCCCTTGATGAAAGCCGTCTTGAACGTGGTCAGGTCATCCAGGAACCCGTCCAGGGCGTCCATGAAACCGCCCTCGGCCAGCATGTCTTCGAGCTGGACCTCGGCTCGCAGGCACCGCTCGCGGGCCTCGGAGTACACGGCCTCCGTCGCACGCATCTTGGCGTCGCGCAGCAGGTCGCGGATGTCCTCGTTGCTCATGGGCATACCGGACTCTTGGGCCTGGTACACGATCTCCGACGCCTCGGCCAGGAGTTGCGCTGTGAGGTCTTCGGGCAAGCTGGGCTTGGGGCTGGGCCGGATGGTCCAGGGTTTGTCGTTGCCCCCGCCGAGCAGCACGTCGGACAGCAGGGCTTTGGCCTGTCGCGCCTTGGTGGCGAACAGCATCATGTAAATCTGGGAGCTGCCCTGGCTCTTGAGTTCGCTCAGGACTTCGGGTGGGTACTCCCCACGGCGAGCCCGCACGGCAGCGAGCATGTCGCGCTCGATGTCTTGCTTGGCGTCCTTGGCCGCGCTCCAGTGCTTGCGGATCTGGGCTGCCAGCGACAGGATCACGGGTGCCGTATTCGCTGCTTCGGCGCGTGCCTGGGCTGCCCGGCGTTCGTCTTCCAACACGTCCTTGAGTGGCCGGGCTGACATCACCCCACCAACAGTGAACTCCCGCCGAGCCGGAGCCTGGGCGGGTTGTGGGCCAATGGTGAGTCCTGTTGCTGCCATGCGGAGGGTGTCTGGTTGGCGCACCCAGGGATGGGCACGCAAGGCTAACGCGTTAGCCTATTGTATGTCGCACTGTCAAGGTCAGCAATACCTGTACTTGGCTGCCACGACCTGCCGGACGGCCTGGCTGCGCCGGTACATCTCGCCCTGGCCGACTGCGTTGTAGTGCAGGGCCAGGTACTGGACGGAGTCGCCTGTGTGACTGTGGTGGTTCTTCTCGACGGTGGTTGTGCTCACGCCCCCTGCCGTCTTCTTGTAGCGGTGCCCCCACTCCAGGGTGTCGATGATGTGGCTGCACTCGGCGTCGATCAGGAACGCGGGGCCGCCGTCGATCTGCTGGGTCAGCAGTCCTTCGACCGCCTGGATGCGGCGCTCGGGGTCGTTGGTGGGCGCCTTGGTCACCTTGAAGCCCAGGTTCATCACGGCCTGCGCGATGGTCTTCTCGTCCACCTGGCTGCGCTGGAAGCACGCCGGGTCGAGCACAAAGATGATGTTCTCGCGCCGGAACCCTGGGAACTTCTTCACGATGTAGGGCACCAGGAGCGTTTTCAGGAATGTCTCCACCCCCATCGTCTCGTCCTCGGGCACGTAGCACTCGCCCAGGATGTTGACCCGCCCCTTGGCGTCTTGCTGGCCGAACGCCGCCGCAGCCTGGAGCCCGTTGTCCATCCCCACCACCAGGGGTTTGTAGGTCTGGGAGATCGGCGACAGCTTGGTCTTGCTGACGTGGAAACTGCTCTTGAAGCTGCCCTTGTAGATGGGGCGCCCCATGTTGCCCGCGCCAAACTGGTTCTTGAGGTAGACGTTGATCCAGTCCTCGGTCTTGCCCGCCAGCAAGTTCTCGTAGTAGTCGGGGGCCAGGTTGTCCAGGTTCTCGGCGTCCGGGTTGAGCGAGCCGTCATCCAGCAGGGCTGCGGGCTGCAAGAAAATCTCGACGCCGTCTTGCTTGTTTGCGATCAGGTCGTGCCAGAACCCCCCACGTGGGGGTGGGTTGGTCGAAAAGATCACGCCGGGGTACGTCACACCGCCAGCGATGCGTGCGGGGTAGCGGTTGACCCGGCCCTGCAAGCCTGCGAACACCTCGGGGTCCACCTCGCGGGCTTCTTCCACCCAGGCCGAGCTACATTCCAGTGACAGCAGGCGGCGCACGTCGTCGGGCGTGTCAGCGGCCATCAGCACGAACTCGGCGTGGACGATGGTGTAGTCAGGCAGGCGGAACTTGGCCTCGAACACGTTGTCCGACAGCCGCCACGAGCCCATCGTGCCCTGGGTCATCGTGACGAGCCAGGTGTCCATCATGGGTTTGACCGTGGCCTTGAGCTGCGCGATGGTGTTGCGCAGGATGACGTGCTTGGTGCGCCGGATGTTGTTGAACGGCTCCTGCTCAACCGAGCGGCGCACCAGGTCCATCAGGCACACGGTGGACTTGCCACCCCCGACCGGCCCAATGATCCCCTTGAGGAACGAGCGGCTGTCCAGG